TTGAGGTGTCTTGTCGGCATTCACGGCTGCGTCAACGATACTGCCGACCGTCAACACGCTCTCTTGTCGCGTGATGTCGGCAGCATCCTGCATCGCACGATCATGCTCGACGGCTGCATTGCGGACAGACTGTAGGTAGAGGTGACCGCCGACGCCGATGGCAATGAAAAGCGCCGAAGCGCCGGCAACGATGGCGACATATTTCCCGACTGGACTAGCTAGAAGGGCCAGCATTTGATGCTCCCGGTTCCGTTGATTGTTTAAGCTTCAGGCCACCAGCGCCGCCGGCCAGGATAGCCGCAGCACCGCCTCCCCAGGCGACAGGGTCAAAGGATGCATGGCCTGAGCCATACGCCCATCCACTGACGGCGACAAAGGCAATTCCCATCTGCGCCCACAGGATACAACCCAAATCATACGTCTTGTTGTCCGAAGCGGTAAACAGGTGTCGGAAAAATCTCTGCATGTTTGTTCCTACTTTATGCGAACCAAGGGTTGACGAATTTATTTTATTATGGATTTATATGCATGCCAATGAAGGCATCATACTCCATAGAGGGTCTGCGTATCATGTATGAAATCGACAAAAAAGACAGCAAGCCTACGCCCCGCAGCAAATATCCGTTCAAAAGCATGGAAGTCGGAGATTCGTTTTTCGTCCCGAATGGCGTGTATTCACCGCGCAGTCCTGGTGTTTATATCAACGCATACACACTCGGTTCGCAGGTGATTCCCAATTCCAAGTGGTGCGCCAGAACGCTGACGGAAAATGGCGTCAAGGGCCTCCGCATCTGGCGGGTGAAGTGACGAAGCCTCTGCCACCAGGGAAGAAGGTCAAGTTCAACTACCCTCTCCCAGTTCCGCTACCTGCTGCGGGACAAGAGTGGCAGGCCGCAAGCGGCATGGTCCGCAGAATCTACAAAACTGACGACAAGTTCATTTACTGGAAGCGGCCAAACGCTCAGGCGTCTTGGATCACAAGAAAGGTGATCTTCAATCAGTGGATACGTGAAGAAAATGCAAAGGAAATAACACAATGAAAAAGACCAGAAAAATCATCCAAATTGCAGTAGTTCCAGAAACTCAATATTCTAATTCCTATACGGTTGCTGTTTGTGACGACGGAACCGTCTGGGGCATGCGAATGGATGGGGATGGCGAATGGTTTTTATATCCGCCAGTCCCACAAGAGGAGATCGAACATGAATCCTGAAGACATCCTCAAGCAGGCGTCTGACATTGCTCAGGGGAAACGCAGTCAGCACGGGGCGGAAAATAGCTTCGCAATGATCGCTCGCCTTTGGTCGGCATACTTGCAAGAAGCGGCATCAATGCCAGTCTCCATCACTGAGGTCGATGTTGCGCAGTTGATGGTCCTACTGAAGGTCGCCCGTTCTGTATGCGGCGGGCACAACCTCGACAATTACACCGACCAAGCCGGTTACTCGGCATGGGCTGGCCATCTGGAAGTTATGGCAGAGGTTGAACGAAAGCGCGACATCGCCCTTCACGAAGCCATGAAAAATCAAATGGTAGCCGCGTTTGAATTTGGCTTGGGGAAACCTACCGAACCGCGTTCGACATCCACGCCTATCGAAGTCTACCACGCTCCACTAATCTTCACCCGCTGGGATTAAATTGACGCCGACGTCATGCCCGTGCTTGTTTTGGCGTCGGCTTCAACTTTTTGAAAGACAGAAAATGATCATCCTGGGTGTCGATCCCGGCAAATCCGGTGCTTTGGCTTTTTATGACCCCGACGCGGACACCGTCGATGTGTTCGACATGCCGGTTGTCGATGGCGAAGTCCATGCAGCCGAAATCGCCCGCCTCGTCAAAGATTTCAATCCGAAATTCGCCATCATCGAGCGCGTGCATGCAATGCCGAAAAATGGCGCGGTGTCGATGTTCAACTTCGGATTCGCATACGGGGTGGTCCGTGGCGTTGTCGCCGGCAGCTATATCCCCGTTCACCTCGTCACGCCGACGACGTGGAAGCGACACTATAAATTGTCGTCTGACAAAGAAGCTTCTCGGTGGACGGCAATCAATCTATGGCCGGCGAACACAATGTTCGGTCGAAAGAAAGATGACGGGCGTGCTGAGGCAGCATTGATTGCAAAGTATGGCGCTTTGACTGTCAGATAACTTGGTTCCTACATAATCTATACTTAAAAAGAGGAAAGAATGTTTGAACCTGACTTTGCCGGCCCATTAGATTGGGCTGCGATGTATCACAGCTACGGTTTGCAGGCTGTGCCGGCTATGCACCCGTCATCTGGTGGGCAGTGGAAGCGACCAACGATCAAGTGGCGTGAACATGAAAACGCTCTGGTTGATGGCGACCAGATCGCACAGTGGTTTCGACGCGCGCAGCATAGTCAGATGGGCATCATCACTGGCGCATGCTCCGGCATCTTCGTAGTCGATCTGGATACCCACAAAGGCCCGTCAGCGATGGCGTGGTGGCAAGGTGTGCTTGCTGTCGAGAACAGTGGCCTTGACCTGGAAACAGCCATCGTCACCACCGGCGGCGGCGGGAAGCAATACTATTTCAGGACGCCAGAGTTCTGGATGCCACCCACCAATAAGACCGCCATAGGCGTCGATATCAGGGGCCAGGGCGGGTTTGTGATGGCACCGCCATCCCTACACGAGAGCGGGCGTGAATACGCCTGGGACGCCGGCTGCGCGCCTTGGGAGGTAGACATACTGGAGGCACCGCAGTGGCTGTGTGAAGCCATCGACAAGCTGGTTGGCGGCATCAGTCAAGAAAGGTCGGCCATTCTTGATCGTCATCATCAAACAGCAGCATCCGCCGGCACGCACAATGGCGTTGTGGCCGATGGGCTGGGTCAGGTGATAGATGGTCGGGAAGAATTAGCTACGACCATGGTGTGGGCGGCGGTGCTAGATTGGTGGCGGGAGTGCCCCATTAAACCTTCACCGAATGAATCTGTTGAAAAGTGCCGTGAAGTTTATGCGGTTTACGAGCGCAAGTGTAAGCCGAGAAAATATGAGCCGAACACGCCGCGATCCTTACTGCTTGAACGCGAAGGCCGTGGATACACGATGTTTGAAGACAAGTGGCGTCGGGCTATGGCGCAGTGGGATGGAAAGGTGTCCGACGCAGCAGCACACTTGCCTGCGCATCATCATGTTGAGCCTGCACGCCTGACGCATGAAATTAAGCGCGAAGTCTCGCCGCAAACATATGTTGCAGACGAGTTCGGTGAAATCTTTGATGACGAGTTTGGTGGTGGTAGCAGCGCCGGTGCAAAAGCTGTGGCAGGGGGAAGTATCGACACAGACCTTCGTTCTACGCTGTCGATCGAAGCTTGGGCTGTGCGTGATATCCCGGAGCCGGATCGCATCCTGGGCGATTTTCTCACTACGACGGTGCGTGCGTTCCTAGTCGGGAGAACCGGCCTGGGGAAGACACTTCTAGGTATCGCCATCGCGGCTGCTGCTGCATCTGGGTCTGATTTCTTGACGTGGAAGGCGTATCGGCCTGTCAACGTCTTATATATTGACGGCGAAATGCCGGCTGAATTGATCAAGCCACGCGCCATTGATGCTATGCGTCGCCTTGGTGACGTCAAAATACCACCGGGCAATCTGATGATCTTCGGTCGTGACATCGAAGATGAAGCGCGCCGGGTGTGCCCGGATTTACCACCCTTCGCTCCGCTGAATACAGATGGGGGTCGGGCATTCCTGATGTCTCTCATCGACGCCGTCGGCGGGGTGGATTTGGTGGTGTTCGATAACGTGATGTCGCTGCTGGAGGGAGATCAGAAAGATGAACTTGCGTGGTCTGCTGTCCTCGATCTCGTCACGTATCTGACGACGCAGAGGATCGGTCAGCTATGGCTAGATCACACCGGACACAATAATGACCGGCAATACGGGTCTAGCACAAAAGCTTGGCGGTTCGACGCAGTGGGGGTTATGGCACCGCTGAAGGATGAAGATCAGGGTGATGAGGACGTCCCAGGCGGCGCGACCGGCTTCAGCCTGTCATTTGACCATCCGGGCAAAGCGAGGCGCAGGACGCCAGATAACTGGCAGCAGTTCCAGGCACAGATTGTCCGACTGGTCGATGACCGCTGGGTGTGGGAACCGGCGAATGCATCCGCACCGGGTAAACAGGACGGCGGTTTGAAGGCTAGTGCGAGGGCATTCTATGAAGC